CAAAGACAAAAAGCTAATGAGCTTCAGGGTAAGCAAAAAGAAAAAGCGTTTGAACTTGAGGGAAAGAAAAAGGAAGCTTTAGCTCCATTTGAAGCAGGGTTGGAAACGATTGATCAAATGAGAAAGATTGGAGAAAAAAACAATTTGGGACGAGGTTCAGGATTATGGGCAATGGCTGGAGGAGAAACAGCGCGAGATAAGGAAGAATATGAAAGACTTGGGAAATCATTGATATCATTGTCCAGCAATATTCCTATTCGAAATAAATCTGAATTTGAAACATTGGCACATGATCTTTTTGATTCTTCATTACCCGATCAGGCTAGAGAAGGTATTTTGAATGCTATGGAAAATATTATTAAACGTAATATGAGCCAATACCAAGAAGGCGAGCAGGAAGATAAAGGCGAAATGGATGTGGATATGGCCATTGTTATGAAAGATAAAAATGGAAATGTATTTGATATTCCTCCTCATCTATATGAGCAAGCTAAAGCACAAGGTTTAATGTAATGAATAAAGAAATAGATTTTTCTCAATACATGCGTAAAGATACTCCACAACAGACTGAAAAAATAGATTTTTCTCAATACATGCGCGAACCTGAAAAAAAGAAAGAGAAAAAATCGTTATTGGAAAAAGGCGGAAGAATTGCTTCTCAATTTGCTTTAGGAGCTGCCGAGAATACTTTGCTTCCTTATGAAATTGCTATAGCTCCTCAAAATTCAAAAGACGCTCAGAACATGGCTTATAGAGAAACCGTCGGTGAGGACATTGAAAGACTTCTTGAGCAAAAATCAATGGGTCAATGGGATGAGCAAGATCAGGGATTGCTGGAGCATTTACAAAAGCAGATACAAGATCCTTCCGAATCAGAAAAATTCGTTCAAACAGCAGATCTTGGTGTTAGAGGAATTGCAGAAAAAGTAACAGGACTTGATTTACAACCAGAAGGTGTTTTGGAACATGCAGCTAACTGGGCTGGATTCATAAAAGATCCTTCAAAAATAGTAAAACTATTTGAGACAGGAGTAAAGTTACCAGAATTGATCAAGGCAATCGCTCCATCAGGAAAAGAGGCATTGAGAGGATTAGGTGCAGGAACTGCTCTTGCGATGGCAGAAGAAGGGGAATTTGGACCTATTGGAACAATGGCTGCCGTTATAGCTGGCGATATAATGGGTGGAGGAGTAGCAGGCGCAATTAAAGGCGGAAAAAATCTTATAACTAATCCTAAAAAAACATTGGCAGAAGTTTCTACCAAATTCACTCCAAAAAAGAAATTGGATATACAAAAACAGATAATCAAAGAATTCAATGAATCAGGTTTGCAAGCTGATTTGGGAACAATTACAGATAGCAATTTGCTTAGATGGATGCAATCAAGATTAGCGCAATCAGGACTTACTGGAAAAGCTCTAGAAGAATCTATGCAGAACCTCACAAAGCAGATTGAAGGAGAATATGGGAATATCGCCAGATCATTAGGTGAGTTAAAACATGCCACTACTCATGAAGCTGGTGAAGCGGTAAAAGAAGGGATTAAGAAGATACGCGAAACCGAATTACAAGCCACAAGAGAGCTATACGAAAACGCAAACATGGCATTAAAAGAAAACTCCTATGTTCATCCAAAAAATCTGGCTAAATCAATCGAGAATATTGAAAAACAATTAAAACCAGGAAAAATAAAATCCACTCAGCAAAATGCTGTTTTGAATATCTTGGATAAACTTAAGGAAGATGTATACGATGTGCAGGGTAATTTTAAGATGGCGCATATCAAAGATCTAATGAATAATAAAATCGCATTGAACGATATCATAAATTACGAAGTTCAAGGTGGAACTAAGCAACTCTTGAAAGGCATTGTTTCCGAACTTGATAGAGCTATTATTTCTCATGGAAAAGAAAATCCTCATTTCTCAAAAAACTATATCAATGCAAACAAAAAGTTTTCTGAACATGCAAAAACATTTAGAAACAAAAACATTGAACAATTAATGAGATCTGATCCTGACAAAGTCATGGGAAAAATGAATTCGGTTCAGGGAATAAGAGATTTGAATAAAGTTTTAAGCAAAAGTAATGAGGGAAAAGAAATATTCAATAATCTAAAAAGATTAAAACTTGAGAAGACCGTAGGTGATAATCTTACAGATAGCGTGACTAAACAGGCAAAACTTGGCGGATTTTCAAAACTTCTGGAAAAAGGAAAAAACAGGGAAGTTATAAAAGAAATATTAGGAAGTGATGGTTTCAAAAGGTTGGAACGGTTACAGAAAAATGCTGGGAAATTAGCTGAATCAGTCAATAAATTCTATAATGCTTCAAAATCAGGGTCAGTTGCTACCGATGCAGCTATTATTGGCAAAGGAATGATGGATTTTTCCCATTTACTAATGGGAAATCCTTGGCCTCTTGCTAAAACAGCAGGAAGTATTTTAGCAGCCAGACAATTAAGCAGTCTTATAGCCAATCCAGAATTCCTTAAACTTACAGAAGAAGCGATTCTTGCAGCCGAAAAAGGCACACAAAAAGAATTAATAGAATCATTTGAGAAATTAGGCCCATATATTATGCAGGCTATAAATTCGGCCCCCGAGAGTTGACAGTATCAAAGTAAAGAGCTATTGCAAAAATCATTAACCAGTACATAATTCACCTATTTGTTTTTGTTTCTTTCTTCAATCGCACAGAGTCTTCCATGAAAATCTTTCATTTCTTCTTTTATGGAATCTATCGTTTGATGCATGGCATCGATTTTCTTATCAGTATGCAGCCATAAAGTAACGGTCGTTCCAAACATCACCAAAATCAACGCTATATTCGATCCAATGATTATTAAAACCTGATCCCAATTCATGATTTTCTCCTGTTTCCATTCACTATATCTAAATTCACATATCCGGGTAAGTCCGAAAGAAATCTTCAAAATCACATCCCTCATAAGATAAATGGGATATGACTCAGATTTAATTAAATTTTACTGTTTTTTAATGCTAGCAAGATTTAGATTTGGTAAACAGTGGTACAGCACCAGCAGGCGCAGTAGTTCCTTTGGCGAATGATGTATTTACTTATGTTCAAAGCGTTGTATTGGCCGGCGCTAACATCGCTCAAACTGGTGTGACAGGGATCACGAAGTTGGTACGATTGTTAACGGAACATCATTTGTCATTAATGCATGGTTAACAACCAATGCAACTTCTCTTGCGACAACGGATGTTTCAGTTATTGGCTACATGATTGTTAACTAATTAAATTAAGGATAAAGATGTTAAAGAATATTACATCACTGACGCATATAGTAGAAGGCAGAGCATACAATTTTCTATGTGATATAGATTCACCATTGAATCATGTCAAGGAAGCGCTTTTCCAGTTTCAGAAATACATTGGTCAGATTGAGGACTACGTAAAAGAGCAACAGGCATCTGCGGAAGCTCCTGCGGTAGATGAACCCCCTAAAGAGGCAACGGCATGTACACCACAAGAGTAACTTGGGAACCATTACGAAGTATAGATTCTGCTTTATTAACGGGTGTAATTTTTCATTCATTGGGAACGCCTTTAGCGTTCCCTTCCTATAAATGTAAAATGGTTAATAATTCTAATGTTTTGGTACTTGTTTCCATTGATGGAGTTACTGCAATTGATGTATGCCCACCCAATTCATTTTGGCTTTATGATGAAGCAATAACCAAACCTTATGAAGCTCTTCCGGCAAATACACAAATATTTGTAAAGGCGGCAACTCCTGGAACAGGATTAATTTATTTGGTTACGCAATATATTATACAAGGATAACTATGTCACAGGCAGGCATTATTAATATTGCTGGTGGAGGTGGTGGAGGCAGTCCAGTTCAGACTTTAACCGGCAATATCGGTCCAGCAGTACCGCCAACAGGCAATAATATTAATGTAATAGGCGGCACAGGGGTGAGTGTTTCTGGAAATGCAGGAACAAGCACCCTGACGATAAATGTAGCTAGCGAAGGGTTTACGTGGTCTGAAGAAAGTACAAGTTTTGCAGCAGCTGTTCAGAATGGTTATTTCTGTAATGCCAGTTTAACCGCAACTCTTCCCCCTACAGCTGGACTGACTATAGGAAATACTGTAATCATCTATGCTGATACAACAGGAACGGTTACGATATTAGCCCAGTCTGACCAAAAGATACAGGTTGGAAATGACATTTCTGGTGACGGCGGAACTTCAGTTAGCAATACTCAAGGGAGTATTTTAGAGCTTATTTTTAAACCATCAGATTTAACCTGGCATACCCAAAGCTCGATCGGATCGTGGGCGACTGTATAAAACGAAATAAACTAAGGAAACCTTTATGGGCGCATCGAATGCATTGAATATCTCGCAACAGGGAGTGGTCTACTTTAACGGGGTGAATTTATTTACCGGCGCGGATGGCATTTCGACGGGTTACGTGCTCACATCGAACGGTCCTGGTGTTATGCCATCCTTTCAATCTGTGAGTGCTTCAGGTGCGGTACAAACGTTAACTGGTAATTCTGGAGTAGCAACAGCCAGTTTGGGTAATATTAATGTCGTTACTTCCAATTCCACAGTCAAATTTGTAGGCGGTTCTTCCACCGTAACTCAAAATTTTGGAATAACAAATCTGATATTGGGATCTTCAGGATCTGCTATTTCCTCTGGTATTGTTAATGTTGGACTTGGTGAGAATGCTTTACTTAATTTGACAAGCGGATCTGGAAATACTGCAATTGGTTTTAGTAGTTTAAAGGCTCTGACAACCTCAACCAATACAACGGCGTTAGGTTATAACTCAGGATTATCTTTGACTAGTGGTCAAACAGCAAATACGCTGATTGGCGGATCAGCCGGCACTTTGCTTGTATCAGGTAGCAATAATACGGCTGTTGGAAATAACGCATTATCAAATGATGTCAGTTCTTCGAATAATACAGCAATAGGATCAGCATCACTTCAGGGTACTACTGGCGGAAATAATACAGCCATAGGTGTAGGCGCTGCAAATAGCATGATCGGAGGATCAAGCAATACAATTTTAGGTTACTCTTCTGCAAGCAATTATGAGGGTTCCGAATCAAGTAATGTCATCATCGCAAATGCAGGTATACTCTCTGAATCAAATGCGTTAAGAATAGGAACGCAAGGAACAGGAGCTGGACAGCAGAATATTTGTTATATCGCAGGCATAACAGGAGCCACACCAGCAACCGGGAATACTCCGCAAGTAGTGCTTTGCGATAACATTGGAAATTTAGCCCCTATTAGCTCCAATACGGCTGGATATGTTTTAACCAGCAATGGAACAGCGACACCAACGTTTCAGGCATCAACAGGGAATGTAGCAGGGCCAGGAACCAGTACGAGTCGGGCAATAGCTACGTGGAACGGTACGACGGGAATGGCATTATTTAACAATGCATCTGCCCAGATCAGTTCAGCAGGTGTAATGACCAACACAGCGCAACCTTGCTTTCTTGCAATTTCTCCCGGTGCTTCTGCGGTGACGGGTGATGGCACAGTCTATCAGGTTAATTTCAACGCTGCGACATTTGATCAAGCATCTAATTTCACATCAGGAGCGAGTTCGTTATTCACAGCTCCTGCAACAGGAAAATACTCTTTTACAGCAAACATAACATGGGGTCAGGGAATCGCAGCATTAGTAACCAGCTCGCTTTCATTAGTCGCTACTTCGATAACCATATCTAATTTAGAGCAATATCCTACTGTTTTTATAGGGTTTACGATTAGTCAGGCTATTAATTCAGTTATTTCTATGACAGCAGGAGATACATGTTATGTGACATGGCAAGTAAGTGGAGGCACAAAAATAGAATCATTGAGCTCGGGAAATTTTTCTGGTTATCAAATTTGTTAAAAGGGGGTTTATTATCGCGCTCATAGCAACAACGACACTTGACATCGTAGGTCAAACTCAAACGATCACTTTTTCTGAAGGAAGCACACAAGTCGATCAGATAGTGTATTCGAATAACCAGATTACTTTTGAGAACATCGCGGGCTATACTTTATCGAAATCCGATTTTGCACTATGGTTTCAATATCTTTTGGCTTACTCGCTTCTGTTAACGAAAAACTTTCCCATCACAAACATAAGTATTGGTTTGACCTTTCCTCTTTGTGAGTTTCAGACGACGATTACAAACCAGGGGACGAAAAGCCTTGGCTATCTACAACAGACAAGTGGCACGGATGTATTGAAAATCACATATCTGCCAATAGCAACATCAGCGGCTTTTGAAGTACGCGCCTCACCAATGACGATATCTATGCAGGAATTCTTTATGACGATGCTGATTTTGCCACAATACGCGAATCAGGTAGCATTAAGCTGACCTAACAAAGGGTTCCTGTTGAATAAGCGCAGCTTTAAGATATTCTATGTCACGTTTAATCTGTTCATGTTCTTCTTGCTGCTCGTAATAAAGCTTAGCCAGGTCATTGTGGCGAGCGAACAGACCCCGACGGATATTGCCCAATCCTTTTTCAACCAGATCTATATGTGTTTTTAACCGGTCCACCTCCGTATCTGCAAACATATCAATTTGTATGTCCATTTAAAGCCTCAAATAATATTTCGAACAATTTTTCTTCTGTAAAATTCAACCAAATTTGATCAAAAATAAATGTAATTTTTCGTTCACCAGCTTTATCTAAGTGAATAAATAAATCTAATTCACTCATTCAAAACCCTCGTGATAATTTACCATATACTTTAATTCAGTTAGAGCATCCGCATGTCCTTTGTAATAGATCCATTGAGGAGTATTTTCCTCGCTATTATACATAATTTGATAGTCTTGATATATAGCCGAATTAAGGTAGGTCTCAAGCCATTTTTGGTTATCTAATTTGCATTCAATCATAATTGCCTCTTTGAAACCATTATATGAAATTAGATATTTGTTGGGAAGAAAAAAAGCCGTTTTTTTTAGCTAAAAGGTAAACGGCAACCTACTTGCTATTTTAAGGTGAGCAAGTGAAACAACCTTCTTTATTAATGACCTTCAAAGAATAACTGGTGGCAATACCCCGGGGATTGCGCTCATGCAGTGCGTTGCAAGCGAACAATTTTAGGGTCTTAGTCTTGACTGATTCAATCATACAAAATTCCTGCCCATTTTAAAAGTACTATCGGCATAAGGGATGATTTGATCTTTAGCAACCCAGCACTCTCGCGAATGGACTGCCAAGAACTTGTTCCCGTCATGATCACGGATCCAAAGATCCATGTCCCAGGCGAAACTGGGAGGACTATTTTGATGCCATACCATCACATGATTGAATTTCGTGCTGATATTAAACTCCTCCCAGTAGTTTTTAGTTGCCATACTTGTCATACTGGCAGGCTCCGCAATAGCGTGCAGCATCATTATTTCTATAGTCACACTTCGGACAAGTCCATTGTTCTTTCCTGTCGAATACACCGATATCCGCACTTCTAAAAAGCTCGTTAGGTTGTATTGCTCCCAAAAATAAAGAGCCGGTTGCTAAAAATACATAGGCCAAAGCTTTGATCATAATTTGTGTGTCCGTTTGTTTAGTTTTCTTAAATAAGTCCTTAAATTCATCATTTGGGTTCATGATAATTCTCCGTATCTAAAATTCCATCTATGGAAATTTTCCAATATTCTGTACCTTTCTTGCGGTATGCTTCAAGATCAACTCCCGCAAGTTCGGGTATCTTGTCATAGCTGATGGCTCCCTTTCTTTTAACAATCTGGCACTTGACGCCTGCGCCTTTGCATCGTTCATTTTGAACAAACTTAAGCAATTCGTCTCGGGCATAATCTTCAAGAATTTGCGCGTCAGTAAGATTGTTTTTTGCATATATCCATCGTTCGGTTGCTTTTTTCCATTCATTGCTATTAATTAGTACATAATCCTTTTCGGTTAGTTCTGGGGGCACTTCTTGAAGAATATGATAATCCCAAAACTTCCTGGCCAAAGGAATATATATATCCAAAAAAGCTTGATCTCTTTTTACCAAAATAGGCCTACACTTATGTCCCGGGTAATAGCTCCCGAAATACATCTGATCCAGATCATACACACGCATTTGATGCTGCATTTGAGATATATAAAAATCAGGTATATCTCCGTTTTCAGTAAAGAATACGTGTTTATCAAGCCCCAGACATTTAATTTCAATGGCTATTTTTCTATCGAGATCAATGCCATCCAGGGAAGCCATAAGAAAGGGAAATTCGTCAGACACTTTGACATCATCGAAAAACACGATGCCCATTTCGTTACCGAAATACTCCCTTGCTTCCTCTTCCAGGTTTTTTCCGCGACGCATGGCGTAATTTTCTTTCTCTGCTTCTGCATACCCCAGTTTTTCACACCAAAGTTCATACGGTGTTTTCCACGGGGATATTCCTAAAATTACGGCAGCATCGGAAGCGCCGATATGGCGCCTCCTTAGTTCATGCCACTCTGGCGATCCCTGTTCAACCCTGGCCATTTTTAGCCTCTCTTTCTTTCTTTGCATTTAAGCATGAGGTGATAATATTTTTCATATGTCTTTTCTCGATATGCGAAAGAGTCATGACCTGATAATGGGATAATAATTTATTAAGCAGCTCATCGTTTCCATCCAGCAAGATGACAATCTGTTTGATATCTCCATCTGAAATAAATTCTTTAGAGGGAAGTGGCTCCGTCTGAACAGGAGTATTTTTCTGAAACTTCTGTTTAGAATCATGCCCATCAGCAGAGTTTCCGTCATCGTCATCATCAGGAGCCACGCCGCAAATTGCGGACAAAGCGTATCTCCTCATATAAGTACATGCCTTACCTATTTCCTGGGCCTCGCGCTTGATGCTAATGATTGGCATGAATGATTTGATCCACTGACCGCTTGCATGGGCAAGAGTGGTGATTAAAATCGTTTCCGGGCCATTTACTTCAAACGTCTGTATGACAGCCAGACCATTTTTAGAAAGAGGAGCGCGGCAAGCATTCCAAACAGCGATTAAATTTGCGTACTTTGATTTATAAAAAGGGTTAGCACTATCTTTGATAGCTGCGGTAATGTCACCCTGCGCTTTAGATAAAGCGCAGGCTAGTTCATTAATTTCTTGCGATTGATTCATTTTTTTCCTCAATATGTAAATTCTTGTTCGTCGTGTGAATAGGTGTACCGATCTACGACAGGTTTTTCGTCTTCTGCATAAATTTTTTGCATACGGCAGTCATCCAGGTAATCCGAAAACTCTTCTTTTTTACCCAACAGAGCCAGTAATTCTTCGATACATAAATTTAAAGTTTCCCTGGCATATTCGTACTCATCTTCTTCGAGCATCTTATATGCGATCTTAAAAATAAGATCCGGCGCGCCAGGTTCATCCATGTAATACGCCATTTTTCTAATACCGCTGTCTAAACATGAAATAAAATCATCAAAAAATCTATCAGTAAATTTCATGCTGCCACCTCATTTGCAATCATCCGACAATATTGCTCAAAAAGATCCTTGTTAACTCGCCACAAATCGATGCCGACTTTAACCCGAAAGTACGTGTCATGATCCCATTGATACATTTTTTGATCGTAAACGGCATTCATGACATGCCCCATATAACTCAGGTCATCATCTATAGTTTTTAAGAAATTTAATACCACATTTTTCTTCATAAATCCACCTATTGTTTTCATTGTAAAGCTGCTTTACATTGGCTGATCAACCTGCCCGTTTATGTCGATGATCGGGGCTCCAGGGATCTTGCTTTTGTGATTTGAATATAACATTTTGTATGATTTAATGCAATAAGAATTTAGATATTTTCTTAAATTCTTATGTCTGCTATACTATTGGAAAAAAAGGAGGAAAATCATGGAGATAAAGGAATATCTTGCTAAAAACAACATTACTCAAGCGCAAATGTCCCGTGAAATTGGCTATCATCAGCTTTACATGAGTCCGATTGTACAAAAGAAAACAATACCGGGAAAGAAACTGGCATCTGCTATCGAGAAATATACGAAGGGAGAATGTACATTTGAGGAATTAAGACGAGAGAGAAAGAAAGACACTGGTCAGGCGGATATGTTTGAGTAAAGGGGGGCATTCCTGCGCCCCAGCATTGAGAACAAAAGGGCCCAGGATATAAATAGAGCACTGGCAATAAAAAAGCCACGGAAAACCGTGGCTTAATCATAGATTTTGCAGATCTATATCTAAAAACAATAGGTGAGCATAATATATATCATCTAAAAATAGAGGTCAAGGATGAAGCTACCAAAACACATGTCTCTTTCGTCGGGACACGGGACAGGGACGGGACAAATAGGGGACATGTCCCGACATTAAACGGGACAGACGGGACATGTGTCTTTAGACATGTCCCGATGTCCCGATGTTCTGTCCGGATTTTATGAACTGGCTGAAATAAACAAAAAGGGGATAGAGCATAATGATCATAAGAATTATTTTGATACAATAAAAAATTATTTTAGAAAAGAATTCACGTGTTTTTCGGAGAAAGATATTTCCATTGAGGAATATGAAAAGTGTAAAGAATTAGACGAACTTTGGGCTATTAGATGGTATCCCTATCAAACCACCAGTTTTAAAATAGTCTTTGCATCGACCTTGGAAAAGTGCCTTGAACTCGTCGAAGAGATGGAAAAAGATTGCGTTAAATAAAAAAATTCAACACATTAAAAAAAACTGGAAAAAATCAATGAAAAAGAATAAAGACAATTTTGAAATCGACGAAAATGCAACATTTAGATGCATTAGAACATGTCCTTATACTATGGTGAGAGAAACCACACTAGATGAATTAGTGGACGCCTGTAATACCGGAAAAAGTCTTGATGAAATTAAAGAAATAATCAAGCAATTAGTACAGGAACCTTAAAAAACAAAAGCCGGATGTTTAGTCCGGCTTAATGCTATAACACGATCTTAATACTTCTTGTTATAGCAAATTAATCATTCCCAATCAAGGATAAATTTTGCTATGACTAATTACTCATTCGATATATCTCACGCACAAGACTTTGGAGATAGAGAAGCGATCTTCATTTTCAATCTTGCATTTTGGATTAATCATAACCGTGCGAATAAAAAGAATTTTCATGATGGAAAAACTTGGACATATAACAGTCATGCAGCTTTTATCGAGATTTTTCCTTTTTGGACATCGAAACAAATTAGACGGGTAATCGAAAGCTTGCTCGAACAGGGTGTAATAATTAAAGGAAATTATAATAAATCTTCATATGACCAAACTCTATGGTATGCTTTTGCTGATGAAAGCAAGTTTTTACTCAATTTAGGAGACAGATGCCCAAAAGGGCAAATGGTCTTGCCTGAAAAGTCAAATGAAAATGCCCAAAAGGGCAAACCTATACCAGATATAAATCCCATATATAAAGAAGAACTACTACTAACGCTTGAAGAATTTACGGCATTGGGTTCGGAAAAAGAAGTAGTAGTATCTTCAGAAAAAAAAGAGAAAGCGACATCACTCCATCTCGAAGTTTTAAATATTTCTGAATCTACCAAGAAGTCCATTACAGCAAAATACACTGATGCGCAAATCAAACTTGCCGTCGAACGATGCCTTAAGTGGACATATAGAAATTCTGATGAACAGGGAATCTGGACAGCGCTGCACAAAGAAAAAGAATGGAATGACAACCCTGCATCCAATCAATTTGAAGAAAAAAACAAAAAATTCCTCGAATCTCTTATGCATTTGGACGGAAAGGAAATTGGGAATACGCTTATCACTATTGGGCATAAATATATTGAATTTGTATGTGGTCTTAAGAATAATACGTATCAGGTCGATCAGTCAGATTTTATCAATTTGGTGAAAAAATACATTCTGTACTTACAAGGAATTCAAAAAAATGCTTGAAATAGTGCAATGCAAGATCATAGAAAAAAATAAGTTGAAAGCCCAAGTCGCGGTCCGAATCCCGGAATGGCATCTAACCATCTTCGAAATAAGAATTTACGAAGATGGCGTAAAACGCTGGATATCGCTTCCCTGCTCGACTTATGACACTCAAGAAAAGAAAGTATACGTGAATACAATAAAGTTCGACACAAGCGAAATAAACCGCAAATTTCGCGATTCTGTGTTGATGGCATTTGATGAGTTTATCAAAAAGTTGGGTAATGAATGAATTTTTTTAGTTTAACGGCGAATTTGATAGATGCAGCATTTTTGATTTTGGGAAAGGGAGGGAAACTTCTGAATGCGAGGCGTAATCGTTGGTGTTTTGTATGTGATATTGTATGTCTATCTTACTGGTTTTACATGAATATAAACCGGGGTTTGTATGCACAGGCTGGATCATGTATAGTCTCAACATGTTTATGCATTTATGGATTTTACAACTGGGGAAGGCTAAATAAGGAAGGAAAATGAAAGAGATTAAAAAAGAAGCTGATAATACGGATTTTTATGATGGCATGGCCGTAATGGGTTTTAATATGTTGATCAAGGGTGCTTTTTTGTGCTACTTATCTGGTCGAGTGTCGCAAGCATTAGCCGATCCGAAGGAGTTCCTTGAGAAAATCACTCCCGTTGTCTATGAAGCCCTAATGGAATTTGAGCAATCTTTTGTAATCGAGCCAGATGGAGATCATCAAGTCTTGAAAGGTTCCGCAGGAATAAAAGAAATGTTAGATATATGCAGAGCATATTTAAATGCAAAGGACGAATAAAGCTGGCTGGCGCACGATAGGAGCCAGGAAAATCTATTTTAAATCGGCGTGGGAAAACAATTATGCCTGTTATCTGCAATTTTTGCTTGAGCATAGAAAAATACATAGTTGGCAATATGAACCACTAGACTTTTGGTTTTTAGAGATAAAGAGAGGAGTAAGAAGCTATAAGCCTGATTTTTTCGTGTTGCCGGTTCAAGGGGATGGTTACTGGGTAGAGGTGAAAGGTCATTATGACGCAAAGTCACTCACTAAAATCAAACGATTCAGGAAATACTACCCAAAAGAAATTTTAAAGTTGGTTGACAAGAAATGGTTTGAAAAATATGGTAAGGTTTACTGTTTTTTGCCCGGCTGGGAACCCGAAGGATCGCCAAAATGTCTAAAACGCACACTGTCGCAGAGCTAAAATTAATCGACGCTATGAGCAATCGATGGAAAGAGTTTAAATATTTGCGACACAGAAAGCATGATTTTGACATCGGTCATAAAGACTATATGACGATGAAGCAGCGCGAACAATTAATAGATTTATTATTTGACTTTATCGGGGTGCTAGATTATGACTAAGTATGTGTTAGTGTTATTTTTATTTTTCCTAAGTGCGTGTACCTACTCGATCGTTCTTTCCTCAAGCGAAGGGGGTTCTAGCGGTTCAGTAGATGAAAAACAGGATAATGCTCTTCAGGGGACTTTATCCGTACCAGCAAACTGGTAGTTTTTGTTTTAAGTGTCTGGCCCGGGAATCCTTACCCGGGTCTTTTTTTTTGGATAACTATGAAATTTAAATATCGTTTTGAAATACTTTATGAACCTGCTGTGTTTAAAAAAGCACTTGAGTTTCTGCAAGCGTTTGACTTCGAAATTCAGGGGGTTGGAATAAAACATATACTCACATTCGAATCTGTCGATGATATTCCTATTTTTAAAATTAAAGAAAATATCACTGAAGCATATAAGTCAATGAATCTGCCGATATTGAGAATCCAAGGAGGCAAAGTTGAGTGATTTATCGTGGACAACAGAGATAAGAAAAATTAAAGGCCTCAAAGACTTTGATAAAAACCCCCGGCAAATTACAGAAGAACAGTTCGAAAGACTGAAACAGAGCATAAAAGATTTTGGATATGTCGAATTAGTGGCAGTAGATACAGACAATACAATCGTAGCGGGTCACATGCGTGTCCGGGCGATCAGAAAAGTACACGGCGACAGAGGGGAAATAGAAGTCAGAGTCCCTAGCAGAAAATTAACAGAACAGGAGCGTGAAAGATATGCGATCATTTCTAACAAAGTTACTGGAGATTGGGATTATGACACTCTTGCTAGTAGCTGGGATCTTGATATGCTATTTGATGTGGGTTTTGAGCCAGGAGCTTTTGATCTAGACCTGGGAGATGAAAAAAAAGAACCGATTGAAGATGACGAAACAGAAAGCATAGAGCCGGGAAAAGATGAAGATGCAAAAACAAAATTGGGCGACTTGTATGAGCTAAATGAACATAGAATTGTATGCGGAGATAGCACTAATCTGGAATATGTAAATTTATGTATGGGAGAAAATAAGCCCATACTAATGGTGACTGATCCACCTTACGGCGTCGAATACAATGCTAAATGGCGCAGTCATGAAAAAATATTGGTCAAAGGAAGAAAAAAAGCAATATCGATTGGAAAAGTACAAAATGATGATCGAGTGGATTGGTCCGAAGCACTAAAGCATTTTCCAGGCGATATTGCATATATTTGGTATGCTTCAACATTTTCTTCACCCGTTCAAAATTCTCTTGAATCTTTAGAATACAAAATTGTATCTCAGATTATTTGGGTAAAACAACATTTTGCAATCTCAAGAGGCGACTATCATTGGAAACATGAACCTTGTTTTTATGCTGTAAAAAAAGACAAAAAACATAATTGGCAGGGAGCAAGAGACCAATCAACGTGCTGGGAAATAAAAAACTTATGTGCATTTGGAAAATCGAATGAAGAACGAACAGCACACAGTACACAAAAGCCAATAGAATGCATGGCAAAACCAATACGCAATAATACGGGAGAGGGCCAAGGAGTATATGATCCATTTTTGGGAAGCGGAACAACGTTAATAGCAGCGGAAAATCTAAATCGAAAATGTTACGGAATAGAGATAAGCCCGGCATATATAGACATTTGTATAAATCGATGGAAAAATCTGATGGAAAAAGAAAATAAGCCCTACAAGATCAAGATCAATGGAATTGAACAATAAATTCCCCAAAGAGACATGAAAAGCATAACAGTTACAACGGAAATGTCAAAAGAATTAAGGGAAGCTTTATTTAGATTAGCTGATACCTCTTGCGAAAAAGGCCCCAAACCGCATAAGAGAAAAAATCTCTTAGATGAATTACTTGATAAGGAATGCCCCCATTGCGGGAAAGAGATATAAATTCCCCCGGACCCTTTGTCCGGGGAAAATTTACTAAACCGTCTATCTAATAAAAAAAAACTATCTCTGTAAAAGTGTCCTTTGCCCATCGGCCTGACACAAAAAAAACCGACACTCCCGGAAAGGAGTGCCGGACAAACAATAACAAGGATATCTCTTATGAAAAAAGTCATCCTAACCTTAATCAACTTTTTCTTTTAATTCAAGTCTTTCCATACATTTTCGACAAAGAATGTAATGCTTCCCGGACTCATCCAAAAATCCAGTGATTTTTCCAAATAAATGATCTGAAGATCCGCATATTGTACAAGTATAGTGAGATAAATCTGTTGGCTGCGATATGAATATTTCAATCATGACTAATTTCCTTTTCCTTCAAATCAAGTTTTTGTTCGATTGTTTCTTGCTCGATCTCAATTTCAAAGCCAAATTTCTTCAAAATTTCGTACTGCCGCCCGGAAATACAAACGGGACTCGGATTTTTGAACGCACTCAGTAAAAGTGTGGTTTTCTCATCGCATGGATACAAAAGTTTTCGGCCGTATTGGCTGCAAAATCTAAATTTGAGTTTCATTTTTTCTAAATTCATATTTCACCTGCTGTTCGTAAGGGGATTGCTCCCGTTTTCATCAGTTTATAAATTCCATCACTTAAATCTTCTCTAAATTCATCTTCATTCATGAAGAAAAATTCATCGTCTCCGATACACGCATATTCATATTCGTATATTTCCATCATGAAGTTATTTAATTTAATATGATGGGTTACCCGGCTGATCTTGCAATCAATAATTTCTATGGTATCGTATCCTAACGAGCTAGAGAAACCATGTTCTTTGCAATATTCTTTGTCTAATTTAAATTTAAGTCCCTTCATCTTCTCACCTATTGTTTCGGGGGATTGCTCCCCCTGTGTTTTACATTGCTAATGCATAGCTAATGCATAATTAAATATTTCTTCTAAGCTAAACCCTGCTTCTGACAACGCATTAAGTTTTTCATCAACATGATGATCTGGGATTCTGGCGTCTATCACTTCAAATAGCTCCTGTTTGAGTAAATCTCTTGTAAATCTTTCCCCAGTCACCCTATTGATCATTAGCTCTTTTGTTCCGCATTTTGATAAGATCATCGCTCTTCTCCTGTTTTGTTTGTTTAACTCGTTTTGCTCTCCGCCCTACTCTATCTGCGACTTTGCGATTATGTCGGCTCCAGATTTTCTCGCTTTGAAACATTAATATAGCACGCTCGATGATTATATGCAAGTGTTAAATGCAAGGATTGAGAAAAAAGACGAAAAAAGATTGACTAAAAAAATGTATTGTCTAACATAGTCTTAAAATACAATGGGTTACAAAATGGACAAGAAGATTAAGAAAATTCAGAAAGATACGAAAAAACTCGCGAAAGAAGAATCGTCATTGCTCAAAGCAGATAAGAAAAGAGATAAGGTTTGCGATCTCGGAAAAGCAGTGATGAAAAAGAAACATAAGAAATAACATATAGAGATATCATGGCCGATGTCGGAAGACCTCCTATACCACTGGATTGGGATTTGATTGAGCAGTTGACGCAGGCGCATTGTAATGGAGTCGAAATTGCTGCACGGTTGCGTATTGATACAGATACGTTATACAATCGTGTTAAAGAAAAATATGGTATGAATTTCTCGTGTTATTCGGCAAAATTCCAGGGAAGCGGAAAGGCATTATTGCGTCAACAACAGTTCAACAAGGCACTTAATACTAAATCATCAGGTAACGTCCAAATGCTAATGTGGCTCGGCAAGCAGCTGTTGGGGCAGAAGGAAACCAAAGAAGATCTAAACATCGACGAAAACACTCTCAAACAGTTTGAGAACATCATGAAAATGATGAAAGACTCTCAAGACTTATCTCCAGCCCTAAATATAGATGATAATAGCAACATCATCGACAGCCAGTCATAATGACTAATACTAGTCGACAAAGCCTGTGGAGGCAATTCCTCCAATCTCTTGATAAAGTCATCGAACATTTGCAAAAGCTCCTCACGAGTAGGTTTAGATGGTGCTGATATGTTTTCTAATACTTCTGGGACTGCTGATACTTGATCGGCATCTACAGTCTTAATTATTATTTCATTTTCAGCGTCATCAATTCTTATAAAATTAATCCAGTTTTTTGCTCGGCATTTATAAAAATTATTTCCTCCGTCTACAGATATCTCACCGCAATTACATGTGACATAATCATGCCCATGAGTACTCTCAATGACATCTTTGCATAGTTTACACTTCGCTCTGTTTCTCATGGTTCCCCAAAAATTCTTTCATTTCTATATAATCTTGTTTTTGAATGACTACAACTTTTTTTAAGATTTCCTCAAATTCATCGGGAGAAACTCCCGCGCATACTGTGCTACGGATAAATAAAGCTGTAAATAATGTTATCATGTCAGAGTCACAAAAATTATTTTCATCAGCAAATTTACAGATGTATTCATACGCTTCTTGGCATAATCGAGTTAAATCACCCTCTTCCATTTTGTTGCCTTTTATTTGATTTTGTGGGACCATTGGGTCCAAATATATCATAAATAATATATGGCAACAATTACAAAACGCGTCTATCAATCCGGCTATGTAGTTTACAGAATGCGTATAAGACGCAAAGGCGTGCCAGTTTTTTGTATGACATTCGAAAGCCGCGAGGAAGCGGAATCGTGGATTTTAACACATGAGATTTTGTATATGTCTAATCCAAAAAAATACATTGAGCGTATGAATAAGTTGCGTCTTATACATCACAGATGTAGTAATACAGATTTTTGCATCTCTCATGAAAGGTGGGATTAATGTTAGACCATCCTCCTCTATCCACAAAACAATTGGAGTTTATCCGCAATTCAACTGCACACTGGAACCTGGCGCATGGCTCTGTACGCTCTAGCAAGACTGTATGCACGTTATTTAGATTTATGCAGGCTTGTTACGATTGCCCGGATAGCCAGATCTTCATGGTTGGCCACTCATCAGATACAATCTATCAAAATGCCATCCGGCTATTATTTGAGAGTGATCAGTTTGCTATCTTTAGACCATTTTGTACCTGGTATAGTGGCAAGAGACAGCTTAAGTTCCGGGATAAGACCATACAGACAATGGGCGCGAGGGATGAAGGCGCTATCGGTCAATTTCAAGGCAAGACGATGAGTTTGGTTTATTGCGACGAAATGACCTTGTACCCTGAGAGTATAACTGACATGATTGATACTCGCTTAAGCAATCCCCACAGCATGGGTTTCGCATCAATGAACCCCTCACACCCCAACCACAAGCTGAAAAAGTGGATAGACAAGGCTGAAGCAGGAGATAAGAATTACTATGCATTACATTTTACCCTAGATGATAACCCGTACGTTGACGAATCTTATAAACAGCGTATACGTGACAGCCTTTCTGGCCTGTTTTATAAGAGAAATTATTTGGGACTTTGGTGTCTAGCTCAGGGAGCGATATTCGATTTTTTTGATCATAATTTACATGTTGTTTCACGTCCTCCGTGTGCCGCAGAATATTGGATTGCATCTATAGATTATGGCACAGCTAACCCCTTTTGTTGTTTGCTGATAGGTGTGAGCACAGGTAGATATACACAAACAGGTAAAAAGCTATGGGTCGAGAAAGAGTATTACTGGGACCCGGTTAAAACAGCCAGGCAGAAAGTAAACAGTGAATTTGCAGACGATGTCTGCACTTTTTTAGAACCATATGGTGTAAAGCAGCTTTACATTGACCCAAGCGCTGAAGCAATGCAAGTCGAACTTAGACGTAGAGGATTGCATCCCATACATGCAAATAATGATGTCGAAAACGGTATACAGACGATGTGCAAAGAGATGAAGGACGGCAATCTGGTTGTGATGGATACATGCAAGAATACGATAAGAGAGATCGAGAGCTATGTCTGGGACCCGAAAGAGGCAGCAAAAGGCTTCGACGCACCATTGAAGAAGGATGACCACAGTCTAGATGCCCTAAGGTATGCCCTACAGACCCATAAAGTGGTTGAGCCATATACTGACAAGCACAATCCAGATGAGTATAGACGTAATAGATATGACACAAGCAGGAGGTTTTAAGGAATTGGAATGGAAATAATAATTAGACGTAAAAAAAAAGATCGTTGGTCTACAAAATTTGATTGTTGCCAATTTTGTGGAACAAATAAAAAGAAACACCAAAGTCATGGTTTATGCTCTGCGTGTTATAATAAAGCCTATAGAGATGCTGTTAAAAAAACAAAAAGCGTTAAAGAAAGACCTAATTCTATTTTGATAAATGATTGAGATGACAAATGATCGCACAAGATGAATACAGACTTAATAGATATGATACTAGCAGGAGATTTTGAATGAAGTGGATGGAAACAGACGATGGACATTTTATAAATGTAAAACATATTTCTTTTTTTTATCATCAAATAAACAATAATTCAATAGCAGTAGCTTTAAAGAGCGATTTGCGTAAAGCTTTACTTAAATTAAAGGATAATGAAGATTCTGACTTGATAAATTGTTATATTATAGATGTAGTATGTTACATAGAAAATAATAAAGAAAATCTTATTTTTACTAAACAAGATTTTCAACACCTAGCAAATCTTGTTTTTGGATATAATTACGATAAAGAGGACGAATGATCGCACAAATCGAAAAAGACTACAAAGCCCGCGGCGTATGCTCCACATCATATATCATGCGTAAATACAAATTAAATTCGTTAAAATCTCAGCAATACCTAAAAGAGTTGTCACTAGACTGTGAGAGCTATGACAGGAATGAGGACGGAGTGATCAGTGTCATATATTTGGTTAATACCAATCGCCGGGAAAAGGAACGGGGACCGAATTATAAAGGCAGAGATTTATTAAAAAACGATGTCTAAGACACGAGAAAATCTCGATGATGAAGTTAAAATTTGAAGTTTAGGTTAACATAATATATGATATCAGACGTAGATCATAAAACAGGTACAAAGGAATTCAATGGATCGAAAACACTTATACTTCCACTCATCAAACTTAAAATCAATAAGTGATATTAATAAAGATGAAAATTTTGAGCCAGCATTTCATTATAAGGATGTAAAAACTCATCCTAATGAATTTGGAAGGATTAAAACACGACAAAATTATTATCATTTACTCATTGGAAATTTGAGACAAAAAGGATGCGCCTGGTGTAAATCAGAACTTAAAATAATAAAAACTAATTATCCTCCGACTATGGTTGGAGGTATTGCTATTGTATTACAGTGCATAAAATGCGGTTCGAGGGGACCTATTTGGGAAATGAATGAGAGTTTGGAAGGACATGAGGAAAGTATGGAAATAATTAAAGATAGAATGGAAGAAATGTATATGCAAAGAAAACCCTGGCATGATGATTTAGATGAAAGATAAAAATAAATTTTTTTGCATAGAACGAGATATTGAGGAGCTTTTATTGGAAGCCCATCAAAAAGGGGTAGAACAGGCAATAGACCTTTCTATTCGAACAGGGGTGCCACTGGTTGTGGAAGAAAACGGCAAAATCAAAGAGATCAAGCCACAATACAAATACGTCCGAGTTCCAATTCATGCTAAAAAAGTTAAATCGAGTTCACGTACTTCCCCGAAATTATGACAAACTTTTTACTATTTTTAATAGTTTTAATTCTTTTGACAACAGATTTTAAAGGAAAATAAACCCAATTATATCCCACCTGATCCGCAACGCACGCAAAAAACTTGGTCATATAAATCAGATTATTTGCATGCGCTGCGAAGATCTATCCGATTCTTTTATTCAGAGCGAGATATAAATTTTCATACGTCTCATCCCTCGTGCCGCGCGTTGCTAAAAAAATATATCTAAAGTTAAGTTCATCCACCAATTTCTCAAATTTTTCTCTGTTATTTTTGAACATATTAAAAAAAGAGTGTACATAATAATGTGTAAAAAGTAGTCTTGATTTACCTTTTATAATAATTTTTAACTCATTTACTTTAGAAAAATATATTTCGCAGAATTCAAAAAGCAATTCTTTTTCTCTCAAAACTAATTTACCTGTTTTAAAAGGATCAATCAATCTTGAAGTATTAGAATAAGATTTATTCAAGTCTAAAATCAAATATGGTTTTATTTTATATTTATCGCAAATTTCTTTCATAAAAACATATTCCGGGATATTTTGCATAGCATAAAAATGAAGAAAATCATCTGTAAACCATCTCACTTGTTTATTATTAAGATTCGCTATTGTATCTACTGTTGCATTTTTATCTAAAATATAATAAATAGGAATCTTTCGCTCTTTAGCAGCTAAAAAACGATGCTGACCATCAATAATATTAAAATCTTTATCTATAATTATCGGGTGGCACTCAAATGATTTTGGAAAATCCTCATCTTTGATGAGAGAATTTAAGTGTTTTTGATTGATTTTCCTATTACAGCTAAAAAACTTGAATTTTTCATAATTTGTGGTATGCTCTATTTTAGACATGTCATATCCTTATGTAGTGGGTTTGTGGTAAACGCATTATATAAGGATATGTTTTTTTAAATCAACTTTTCTAGATCTTATTCCTAAAAATCAAAAAAAATAACGTCAACATAATTTGCCATAATAATTTCTTTGTTGTATGTTACTCCAATATAGCAGTTTGCAATTTTGGAGGCCATCATCGGACTATATTTGCCCCCTTGGAATAATGACATCGAGCCGTCTCAAGCCAGCGTAAGGCAATGGCTGGATAATCTTTATTCAAAGATGCAGCCGATCGAACAGTCCCGGTGGAATCAAAGTAATATTGATACACTTTTTTATGCCGGTTGCCAGACATTCGTGAATAAATACTTTAATTTCAGCCCACAATCCTATCAACAATACTACTTTAATCTCATTCAGCAACCTGTCAATATGATTACAGGTTATCAGCGCCAGCACAGGAAATCTATCAACTATGTGCCATGTGATGGAGCTGATCCCAACACTACAGATCAATACACAAGACTAATGACCCATGTATGGAATAGTGGATCAAACCATGAGCAATATAGCAAGGCGTGCGAGTTAGCGGCTGTAGCTGGTCTGTGCCTAGCCCAGCCCTATCTAGACTATACTGTAGACGATAATGCACAGGGATCGCTAAAAATCAAGGTGTGGGAATACAATAGTTTTATCGTTGACCCATATGCCAGGGACCCCGGGTTTTCTGATGCCCAGTTCGTGTGGTGTCAGGAGTATATCAGCAAGAGGGAAGCCGAGTCGCGTTTCCCGGATAAGATACAAAATATATTGCCCATGTCAGGTTCTCCTCAGAGATATGGAAATTTTTATTTTCTTCCTGAAAATTATAACATGAGTCGTAATGACTTACTTGTGCTCTCATACGTATGGTACAAGTGGAAAACAAAGAAGAAACGACTTTACAGTGCCAAGAACAATCAGTTTTACGATTTTGCAGGCGGTGAAGAGCAACTGGATATGATTTTATATCATATTAAAGATATGGAAGTAGTCACTGTAGAAACGCCTTGCTGGAAACTTGCAACGGTATTAAATGATCAATTGATGTATCAGGGAGAAAACCCAATTGGTGATATTGGCATGCCTTTTGTACCAATATATTGGAATTATGACCCTCACATAAATTACTATGACTTGCGTGTAAGATCGCTTGTGCGAACTATGCGCGACCCGCAATTTTTGTTTAATTATAAGGTAATACAAAATAATGATATCGCAGCAGCTACAATTAACGCAGGATGGAAGCGTAAAATTGGAGCCGTAGCCAATGAGGATAATCTCAAGAAATCCGGTCAGGGATGGGATGTGATTATCAATGATGGTTATGAGATGACCGATGTAGAGAAGATAATCCCTTCTGCAGTACCTGAAAGTGATTTGGCTTTAGCCCAACAAATGGCAGATCTGATTTATAATACATCAGGTATCAACCTGGAAAACTGGTCAGGACAGCAGGATAAGCAGGTTTCCAGCCTCACAGTATTGCTTAAGCAAGCTGCCAATCTGATGGTATTCCAGAAGTACTTTGATCAATGGGATTATTCTTTAAAGTTAATTGGTGAAAAGATGCTCCAGATCGTACTCAACAACTGGAACGCGGAGAAAGTGGGGATGATGATAGGTGAAGAACCAAGTCCGCACTTCTTTAGTAGAATCTTCGCCAAATATCAGGTAGTTGTTGAAGAAGGGCTGCTTACACCAACACAGAAGAACTTCCAGGCTCAGCAAATGCTTGAGATTAACGAACGCTTTGGTCGTGAAGTATTGCCAGCCAGCATGATCATAAAAGATATGAATATCCAAGGCAAAACCGAGATCATGGAATACTTGCAGCAGCAAGAACAACAGCAGGCAGCTATTGCGGAAGAAGCACAAGGCTTTGCTCATGCTCTTGAAGCGGCCAAGTTGAAAGAATTGTATAGTAAGGCTGTTGCTAATATCGCAAGAGCAAGAGAAGATCACTCAAGATCTGAATCTAACCTCGGATTGTATGAAGAGCGTCTAAGTATGATAGAACGCAATCGCGCTCTTTCTCTCAAAGAAAAACAGGCAGCTTTAACCTCATTACTTGAAAGCATCCAGAAATTTGGTGAAATTGAAACGATGTATGCTGAAAACAAATTGAATATCGACGAAAGCAATATACGAAGCGAAGAAGAACTGGAAAAACAGGATGTCGAAAGACGTACACAAGCTAATAAATTCTTTGAAGAGATAATGCAGAATGCGCCTGATATGGGTGGTCAGCAACAACAACAGCCGATGCAACAACCACAGCAGCAACAACAAAATCCTGCACAAAATATGAGTGGGATGTTATAAAGAAAGATAAATTAAAAGCCGGGGAGGCTAATATGAAACAACACGATGATTCCAGACCAGGGACTTTCAAGTCCGGGGGCCAGAGGATTGATAATCATGCATGGTGGGGGGGAGCCAAGGGAAAAGACTCTGTATTTCCCGATGGTCCACATAAAACTAAAAACGAATCTTCTGCACAAGGTGCTGGCAGTCTTATGAAATACGAAGATACTACAGAAGCTATCCGTGCAGTACAGGTAGTTGGCAAGAATAAAGTTAATGCTCACCCAAGCAAACCAGGATATAGAAATTAAATCATTTGACCGCCAGAAACAGATGTAAACTCTGTCCTGGAGTGAAGAAAGATCTACAGTAAATTGCGAGTTAGATTCTCGCGGCGGTACACCATTTAAAAGAGGTCTTATGAAAAGAAATAAAGAACAGATCAATGCAGAATCAGGTTTTGCAGATCCTATTAAAATTAAAGAGCAGAGGGAAATAGACAAACCTGTGGATGGAAAAAACTCTCCCTGGGATTTTAGATGTCCCCAATATGACCAGAGAAGCAGCAATTTTATTAATGCAGGTACGCACTATGGTATAGGACGCACTCAGCCCGTCGGACATAAAGGCAATCCAGCAATGACAGCGGAAACTTTACCACAGAATCGTAGACAGGGAATGAGGGTAGATGAACGAGGATGAAACTTTAATTGCTGAATATGGTTCAGCATCGAACTTGCATTTCCCTAAAGGAACAGCATATGATTCTAGCGGAAAAGAAATTATAGAACCTATTTGTGATAAATGCAAAGAACTTAAAAATGCAATTTATGGAAAAGAAACAATGGCATGGATATGTTTAAACGGATGTGTAGATGATAAAGGATAATAAAGATGAAAAAGGTTAAATCACTGAAACCTACAAAGCCTTTTCACACTTCCGCCAGTCAAAAGGGCAGTGGAGACTTTTACGGGCAGGCTAAACGCAATCCGATGGGAAAGATGGTGGAAGGCATGGGCGAGAGACCTTTAAATAAGAAAGGTCTTAAGAAACCGCCTCGCTCTCTTGCTTAAACCCATTCGAAATTATTTTATTGTGAATATCATTAATCTCTACTGCAAGTGCTTTATTTCTTTTAGCACTATGACTTATTTCTTTATAGATCTGGTTAATCTGCGCATCGCTTAGATCATCTTCTTCAGCAGCCTCTAACTTTGCCCGGTTATTCTCAAACGCGTGAATACTTTGAACGACTGTTGCATTTTCTAACATGAGTCCGCATTCGTATTGCTTCCACATCTCTCTCGCAGGTATCATCCAAATCACTTTTACTTTATCTGTTCCAGGATAACCTTTAAATAGCATGGAATTGGTCTGTGCTTTGGGCTTAGTAAGTCTGGGTTGCCAGATAATGCGCTTTGTTACGCCATCCTCATCTGTTCGAGTATGAGCGAATATATAAAATGCATGATCGCCGAAGGGTCTTTGATTAATGAGATTCTGACAACATTCGCTGATTGAGAAGGATTGTCCTGTAAAGTGCTTTAGGCGGTCATGTGCATCAAGTTTGTTTATTTTCATTCTTTAAAATCTCATAAATTTGATCTAGATATCCTTTTGCCTGACCCATATGCTCAAACTCGCCGATTAACAAAAATCCAGCATTTTTTGATACACCAAATCTAGCGAATACAGTCACATTTCTGGTTGATTCCATCCAAAAACATATGCAAGAATGCAAGTCAACCAGATTATTATTCTGTGTCTTAAACCATAGCATTTTAAATACTTACCTTTACATTTATCCTAAAATTCTTTTTAATACAAATAAATCCAACCGCCCCTCGGCGTTATTGAGGAAAGGATAAGATATGACAGAAACAGTAGTACAAAGTCAAGTTGAACAAAAGCCACAAGACAAAGAAATGAATTTTCGTGCCCTGGAAAATAAATACCAGCGCGCACTGGAACAGGAAAGAGCTGCAAGAATGGATGCAGAAAGACAATTGCAGGAAAGCAGACGAGCACCTCAACAAGACGAAGATGAAGATACCAGCGAACCTTACGTAGATCATAAGAAATTAAATAAAAGGCTGAATCAGTTCGGAGAGCAATCCAAACAGCAGACTCAACAAGAAATCCAGAAAGCTGTCAATCATGCCATAGCGAATGAACGGAAAGAAACATGGCTTAAACAAAACTCTGATTTTTACGATGTTCTTCAGCATGCCGAGAAATTCGCACAGAAAGACCCTGAATTAGCTGAAACTATCCTACAAATGCCAGAAGGCTTTGAAAGGCAGAAATTAGTCTACAAGACGATTAAATCAATGGGATTGCACCAGCCAGAACAAAAGCAAGCATCCATTCAAGAAAAAGTGGATGCAAACAGACGCAGTCCCTATTATCAACCCACTGGTGTGGGAAGTGCGCCCTATGGAAATACTGGTGACTTCAGCCCCGCAGGTCAGAAAAATGCTTATGCTAAAATGCAAGATCTTAAAAATAGGTTAAGAATATGAAAAAAGATATGAAACAGAAAAAAATCAAAAAAGTTATGGGCGAATTTGGAGAAGGTAAATTGCATTCTGGATCTAAAAAAGGTCCAGTTGTGAAAGATAAAGCGCAAGCTCTAGCTATAGGATATAGCGAAGCGAAGAAAGGTAAAAAATAGAAAGTGCATAGGAAAATTATGAAAAATAATCCCATACAGGGAATCGCAATTGCTATTGGATTATCAGACTATTTAGCTGTTCCCATGAGGCAGGCTGAGGATTTGATTTTAAGAGATTACATCTTCAGCACTGCATCCGAAGCAGGAATGAGCAAAAAAAAGAAGAAGATATGAAAATAGAAGACATAAGAGATATACAAATCAAAATTCGTGAAATGTATCCGCCTTCAGAATTATCACCTGAAATTTTGCAACAGATTATTTTTATATTGTTGGAATATCAAAACAAGTATCAGAAGCAAGAATGAGCAAAAAAAAGAAGAAATAAATGAAATGTGCAAAATGTAACAGCGAACCAAACGGCAAATCCTTCACTGAAGGAGGGATTTGTTATGTATATTGCCAGCTATGTACCGATATTTTGGAATCTTATCGGCAAATCACTCATCAAAGTTTTCTTACTCCTGATCAGAGATTGAGTCAGATAGAAAGGAATATACGAGAAGCAAAAAAGAATCGCGCACTAGGAAAAAGTCTATGGCAGAATAGAATAGATGAATTACAAAGTAGCTAAAATAATGGAAGCTATTTGCTCAGAATGTAAAAAAATCTATGAAGAAAGAAAAGAAGAAATTTTTTGTTTGATAGGTGAAGTAGATATGATTTGTTATGAATGTGCAAAAAAATCTAATAATATAGAAAATGATATTATGTATCTGTATTGTGGAACATGTGAAAAATACTTTCATATTTTTTATGATAAAGATCACATAGAACGATGCGTTAAGGAATAAATTGACTAAAATTAACTTTATGCTATATTGAAATTTCGCGTGCAGCGTTAAGCATATCGCGTAAGAAGCATCGCACCCTTCACAAGCGTTAGAGGTCTCGCATCCTCAAAGATATGATCGAGAACTGACGTAATCAGGCTCGTCTACCGATCATCATATCACACGAATCTCTCAACCCAAGGTTGACATGATTACGACAACCGGGTCACTTGGTCCGATGATATTGCAGTCGCTCGCGCCTGCTATGTTATACGTTCCAACCCCCATGATGAACTATATCACAGTCTGCGACAAGGTCAGTATGCCAGCTAATGGCGGCACGACTTGCAGATTTATGAGGCCAAGAGCCTTACAGCCCCCAACGATTCAGTTGGGTAATTCTGGGATCGATAAACGGTGTGTCGATTTAAAACCTTTTCTGATTGACTCGGAAGCCCCTCATACGGGTAACGAGGCGCAAGCTGAGCAATATGCTCTTGCAGCGTGAACGACTGAGCGAAAGGGACGCGAAAGCGTATGCAACAGTCTGATCTTGGACTATATATAAAATCCAAGAGGGAGATTCGAAGAAGTTTCCCCGCCTTGAGCTGCAAGGGGTCAAAAAAGTAACAGGGTGCCACCGGCACAAGTACCGCAAAGAGATATAATCGATTGGCGCAAATGGCGTTTTTTGGAACTGGGTGTATAATTAACGAACAAGTTATACTTCAAGACCAAGAGGGTATTTTACTTGCAGCATAATGTTGGCGGGTCTATAATATAACCAAACCAAGAGGTTATATGAAAGATCCGGAAGAAAAGGAAATTATGGCTTATATTGCAGGACTCATCGATGGTGATGGTCATATAGGAATAAGAATTGGACCAAGAGGAAAATTATCACCTTTGATCCAGTTTCACAACTCTGTAAAACAGGTTTCTGTTTATTTGAATAATTTATTCGGAGGAACAGTTGCCTATGACAAGCCAAAAAAAGAAAATGACCGTACTATATGGAAGTGGATGCTTCAAGGTTATGATGGATGCCAAAACTTTTTAAATAAAGTTAAAGAATTTTTAATTTTGAAGAAAGATTCTGCCAATCTCATGATAGAATTCTTATCCAATCCCCATGATACTAAAGATTATTATCAAATATCAAAAGATTTAAATTTAAATAGAAAAATTGGATCTTACAATATTGATAATATTAATAGAAAAACTAGTGAGTGCCCCTATTTCTGGGCTTATTTAGCTGGTATTATGGACACAGACGGATCTTTTTCAATTGAAAGACAAGTGCGTAAAGCCGGTCAAGATAGAATGAAAAATGATTTGGTTAAATTTCGACCAAAGATAATCTTGACTATGGTTAGCGAGAGGTCTATTCAATATATCCTTTCCAATTGTGAATATGGAGGATTATCGATCGTGAAAGCTAAAACAGCTTTAAGAGGATCGGCTTTTAGATTCTCTATTCAATCAAGATCAGATTCCATTGAATTTTTGAAAAGATGTATTCCTTTTCTTCAAATAAAAGCAGTTCAAGCGGTAAAAATTTTGAATTTCTGTAGAAATTATAATCCCACAAATGGATTAGCAAGAATTCCAGAATCTGAAAAAGAATATCGCGAGAAATGTTATAAAGAAATAGTAATGCTGAACAACACGCCCTCTTAGCTATGACGTAATTGGTGTTAGCTTGGGTCAGTGATAGACTGGCTGTGGCGATGCGTCAAGCCGAGGATAGAGATTATGTCCTCGATAAACCTACTCTGATTGACTTGGAAGCCTAAGGGAAACTATGGCGACAGGGCGGAAGGCGTAAGCCGCCGTGAGAGACTGAGTGAGTGGGACCGAAAGGTATGCGACAGTCCGAACCAGGCAACGAAAGGCTTGGAGATAGGCAGAAATGACCTATCCACGTCAACAGACGGGGTAACAGGTTGTTAATCCTTCGTGACTACATCGTCAGCGCAGCAACAGATATCAACTGCGGTGGTGGTATAAATGGTGACAACCCAACGAATCTTGCATTGTCAGATTGCAGTTTGGTTGCTACCACTTTGGACACAAATAACGCTTACAAGTTCATGACCGGTATTGAAGGCATGGATCGTTTTGGCACAGGCCCAATACGTAATTGTTATTTTATGCTATCGTCAACTGAATTACAGAGTGATTTTGATAACTTGGTTGGTCAAGGAGTGCTCAACAACTGGAATTATCCTACTAATACCAGTGCGTTGCCCAGCGAATGGGGCTCCGTATTCAATTTAAGAATACTAACCAGCTCTGAAGCACCTGTAGCTAGACAAGCCAGTCCTATGAATCAGGATATTTATTATAATACTGTTCTTGGCAAGCAAGCGATCACGCATATAAATCAGGATGGGTTAATGATGGCCCATGTAAAATCTTTGGTAATTGACTTGGAACTCCTCGCAGCATAGTCTGACGGACAACAAGGGGCAAGTGATAGAAAAAATGATAGTTTTTTTTTCCGAACGGCCTGAACGACTAAACCCAGAGACGCCGAAAGGCGATACGATAGTCTGAACTCTATGGAAACATAGAGAGAGCGATCCGAAGAGGTTGCTCCGCCTGGCAACAGGTCACAAAAGTAACAGAATGATTCCATGAACCTGATTTATCGTGATCCATATTATTCTGGCATGTTGGCACAGAATGCCACTCTAGCGGTGAAGTTTGCGCAAGCGCAAGCATTAACGCAGGATACAGCGATCCGAAACCTACTCTGCACGCGTTTATCTAACGCTGTAGGACCATAAGGAGGTTATCGTGGCTGAATATTCAAGACTGGCAAGTGGACAGGTGGTATCAACAGGCGGTCAGACTGCGGTTGTATTACCATTTATCCCTAATTTCATTGAGATTTATAACCAGACAAGAGCTATTGCAGCTTCAGGGGTTACAAATGCATCATGGATGACTGATATGGGTCAGGGAAGTGCTTTCCGTAGTTTGTATGGTACAGGAAATCAATTCATTGGTCCAACATCAGCTCTAACAACAAGTGGATTAACTGCAGGTACTGGTTTTACAACCATTCAAGCAGGATTGTCCCTTCAATATGGACCATCTTATTATCATGCGGTTGTTTCAACAGCTGATTTTTCGATTGCTCAATCTGGTGCTGGTGGTACTGGTCCTGCAACTACTATTACTACGGTAACAGCGCATGGACTAACTAATGGTAATTGGATTATTTTCCAGAATCTGGCACAAACCGCTACAACGGGTATGAATCAGATTGCAGGTATTCCTTTTATGGTAAGTGGAGTCACAGCGACCACATTTACCATTACCTGGGATACTTCTGGATCTAATTACACAGCGTTTAATACAGCAACATCTACAGGTAATATCGGATCGTTTAAAAAGATCCTATATCCTGTCTTGTATGCACCTGGAGTATCGTTTATTTCCTTACTGACTCTTGCAAATGTGACAACTGTAACAACTACAGCACCTCACAATTTCCAGGTAGGTCAGGAAATAGCCTTCAGAATACCTCAACCGTGGGGACCTACTCAGTTGAATCCGTTACCAAACGTAGTCATTCCGGGTAGTCCGATGTATGGATATGTGATTTCTGTAACAAATAGCACAACCTTTGTGTGTAACATTAACTCTACGGGTTTCACCGCGTTTAATGTTAACCAACCGTTTGCTAACGTTCCAGGGTTACAGTTCCCTCAAGTGGTTGCTGTAGGTGATGTGAATACGGGCGGATTGCCAATTTCGGCTGGTTCTCAATTGTATCCATCTCCACAGGTGTTTAATGGATTTACTGCTAGTACTTCAACTGGTGTGAATACTATTAATGGTCCTGCTATTCAGGGGGCTTATATTAATGCAACATTCCAAGGATTTATAATCGGAAGCGGTATCTCTGGTACTGTTGGAGATGTAATTTATTGGCGTTCGTATTTACACGATTTGAATACATAAATAAATTACGTCAGTTTGACGTGAATTATTAGTAGGATGATAAATGGAGGGGATAATATCCCCTCCCTTTTACAAAGGAAACAAAATGAGTTCTCCGCCATTAATCTTTGGCCCAGTGCCACCATATAGTAACCCACCAATCCAACCTCAATTCTACGCACCCAGTAAATTCTTCATATCGAATATCACATTAGGAGTAACAACTATTGTGACGACAACAGCAAATATGAATTATGTAGTAGGACAGCAAGTAAGATTGACTATTCCAAACGGATTTGGCTGTATCCAGTTAAATGAAATGCCAGCTTATGTGATTTCTTTACCTGCACTTAATCAAGTTGAACTTGATCTCTTTACTGCCGGACAGGATGGGTTCATTGCTTCATCCGCAACGACTCAACCCCAGATTACAGCTATTGGCGATATTAATCCTGGGGCTATCAATTCGCAGGGTCGAGTAAATAACTCAACTTTCATTCCAGGAAGTTTTATAGATATTTCTCCACTTTGATCAAAATATCTGTGCTCTTTTTTGCTTCGAAAGAGTATATATTAATTTATGAATAATTTTTATAACTACAACCGTATAGGTGACTTATGAACGATACGAAGAAACCAAAAGTAACCCACTCAATGGCAGAAAAAGAACTGGATAAAGTCCAGGAGCAATTCGATAAATTCGATGGTGAAATAAAAGAAATGACAATGGACAGGATGAATCTTGCCCCCAAACAGGATTTGGAACCACAAACCAAGATTGCGCAATCCGATATTGCCAAGATGAATGATGTCTACATTAAACCTAAAAGAACAATATCGAGTAAAGAAAAGTTTAATGAAAAATATCGAAGCGAATATGAATTTGCGAAAGAATATGTTTGTATCATAGCTGAGAATAAAGAAATGATTGGGGAAACATTAGAGTTTTGGTCTAAACCCTTTCCGGGAATGCCATGTGAAGAATGGGCAATTCCTTCTAACAAACCAGTTAACGTGCCCAGATATGTAGCAGAGCAGATTAAACGAAAATATTATCATAGATTGGTGATGAAAGAGAATGTAACTACACAAGCTATGCATATGGGTCAGTTTTATGGATCAATGGCCGCGGATACAACAGTTCAGAGGCTGGATGCGATTCCAGTAAGCAATAGAAAATCAATATTTATGGGTTCAAACAATTTTAATTAGGTGAATAAAATGGCTAAGCATCATTTGTCAGAAAAAGACGAAAAAAAGGGTGGTAAAGACTCTCACAAACACATGAAAGAAAAAGTAATGGAAAAGATGAAAGAAAAAAAACACGAGAAAAAGAAAAAATAATGGATTGGATACATCTTCCTGAAAGAATGAATATGCCACGAGAAGATAAATCATATCTTGTGGCTTATTACATAAAAGAATGGAAAAAATACTCCAGTCCCACATTAGCTTATTGGATAGAGGCTGAAGGTAGATTTTTCAGTGCGCATACTTATTCAGCTCATGCATTGCTTGTAGATGTATGGCTGGAAATTCCTGATTTATCGTGAGGAACAATTGAATACACTGCAAAATGTCATCACATACGTCAGAAGGATTATTAAAACCCCTTCTGATGCTACAATAACAGATAATCTGATCATTGATTATATCAACAGATTCTGGATTATGGATGTCGATGCCCGGATGCAGTTATTCGACCTTAAAACCAAATATCAGTTTTTAACAACTCCCGGCGTCGATCAATACAATATGCCATTGTATGATTTGCAGATTGAGCCGGGTGCACAGTCAATCGCTTCCTATCCAGTTTATCAGGGATTCTTGCCACCTGTATTTATAGATGGTATTCAAGTACCATTCTACACCTTAAGAAGCGAATTTAACAATCTCTGGCCAAACTATACCCAGTATCAACAGCAAGTTGGAATAGGTGATGGGACTAATGGTCCTTACACACTCACCCTGCAATTTCTTACTGGCAATACATCTCCACCGTTACCATTCAGTCTTCCTTTATCAGCATGTATCATCAGAGGACATGTAGACATCACGGGGATAATAGCAAGTGGTGCAAACATCGATCCGCCAATTGGTGCAACAGATGGAAGCACAATACCTCTTATTCCAACCACAAGCGTTTATTCTGCGGTCTACTTCACTTCAACAGGTGCGGATGGAACAAATATCGTTATAGCTGACAGTGGTCAATTCCTGGAAGAAAATCAGAATTATGGTTTGCTAATGGAACCGGGCAATGCTCCTTTTGGTAATACTGGATTAACAGGTACGCCACTTCCTTATTATAGTACCACACAAAATACCATTAACTATTTTTCAGGAGTGGCACAAAATGTCTATTTTCCTGCTCCTATACCTACTGGTATGCCGATTAATGCGCAATGTTATTATTACCAGCTTGGTTTACCTCGATCGTGTCTCTTTTTTAATAACATCATTACACTAAGGGCGCCTCCCAATACCCAATATGTCGTTGAATTGGATGCCTATTTATCACCAGCAGCATTCCTTTCTTCTTCTCAGGCATTGCCTTACGCATATATGTCAGAATATATTGCCAGAGGCGCAGCGAGAAAAATCCTCTCAGACACTGGTGATACTGAACAATTCGTGTTTTATGAACCCTTATTCAGAGAACAGGAGCTTCTTGTATGGAAACGCAGTCAAAGACAATGGACGAGTACAAGAACGCAGACGATTTATTCTGGTGGGGGATTAAGTGGTGGAGTGGGATCTATTGGAAATGGCATAGGAATCAACTAAAGGGCAAATATGTATCTAACTTATTATAATAATGTTCCAAACGCACCTGACGATCCAGCAGATGATCAGCCAGATATGCAGACTAACACTCTATCCATCAGTACGCTAATTGCTGTCGATCATATTGGTTTCCAAAACGTCCAGGGTGGTTGGCATACAGTCATACATCAGACATTACAGAATGGAGATCCTGCAACAATTCAAGGAATAAATCAATTATATGCAAAAAATTATACTCCTGATTCCACTGTAACATCTACATCAACCCAGTTATTCATGAGATCCGGTCCAGCTGCTATGGCTGTAGTGGGTCAAATCTCACAAATAACAGGATTTTTTAATCAAAATACAAACTCTAGTGATGGTTGGCAATGGATTGGTGGTACACTTATTCAATGGGGAAAGGTCACACAAACCTTTCCTACGGGAACTACAACAGGAATGGTAACTTTTAAGGATAGAGTACCCGGAGCAATTCCTTTTATGAATAATTGTTTTGCTGTATTCACTACTCTTCAATTTTCAGCAGCTTCTTTACCAGGAGATACTGCAACAGTTAGTATACGACCAAGTACTTTGTCAAAGTTAATGTTTAATTGGGATGTGCGTGCAAGAGATAATTCTTATATTGGTTTTTATTGGGTTGCCATAGGAAATTAAATGCCAGATCAGATTTATATAGGAAATTTTCCTGGAGGCCAAACAACAAATCGCCAAGCCTATGTAATAAATAATAATTCTTTTGTCACTCTTTTCAACGCATATGCCTGGCGTGGTCAGGTCAAAAGAAAGCGTGGAACACTCTATTTAGGCAGACTCACAAGACAAATCCAGTCAGTTCCATCAGGTCCTTTATCATGGCAATTTGGCCCAATTACTCTTGTCGCTGGATTTGTCAATCTATTTACTTTTATTGGTCTAACGCCATCTTTGGGTGCTTCCATCACTCCAGGTTCAATCACTTTCGTAGTAGGAGCAAATACCTATACCGAATCAGTTCCATTCTCCGGTGTCCTTGTCGGCACTCCAGCTGGATCAGGAACAATTAATTATGCTACTGGTGATGTAACTATTACAGCAGGTGGCGCAGGTCCAATGATAGGAACCTTTGCATATTTCCCCAGTCAACCATCACTTGGCCTGGAAGATTTTTCATCCAGTGTAACTACTTTTCAATATCCCTCTCTCTTGGCATTCGATCAAACCTATAGTTATCAATGCAATCAGGCCGCCTCTAATGCTTTTTTCTTTTCGACAAGTTACTATAAGATATCCAATAATCCAGTAGCCTGGACAGGCCAAAATTATCAGCAATTCTGGACAACGAACTATTCTGGGGCATTATGGGCAACGAATAACAAGCCAGGATTCAATTTTAAACTTATCCAATCTATTGTTTTCAATAGTCCCCAACAATTAACGATTACTGTTTTAAATACTGTTGGCGTAGCACCTGTTATAGTTGGAGATATGGTATGGACAAATGAGATAGTCACTAATTCGACAGTGAATGCAGTAGCTAAATTGGCTTCAGTGAATGGACAAACAGGAACCGTTTTCAGTGTAACTGAAGGGCCTCCTGGAACTTTTACACTTGTAGTTAATTTTCCCAATTCCATTATTATTGATCCAGCCGCAGGTGATGCGGGAAAAATCTATTCTGGTGGCATAATTCAATTGCTGACCAATTCTTTGAATCAGGGGGCCGCACAGGATGGAATTCGCTGGTATGATGGCGATCCAACTAGTGGAACAGGATTGCCAACCGGAACAGGTAAAGGATGGGTTAATTTCGCTCCTCCTTTGACCGCTACGGCAGTTTCAATAGATAAACATCCCATTGGTACATATTATCTTGTTGGCGCCCTGGCGATCCTTCCTTTTAAAAACAGGATTTTGTTTTTCTCACCATCTATTCAAACTTCCTCGGGATTATTCTTTACGTTGCAAGACTCAGTTTTGTGGTCATGGGACGGTACGCCCTATTATGCCGGATTAGTACCAGCTGGACAAACTTTTGATATTCGTGTCTATTACGTCGATCAGACGGGACTCGGTGGTTATTTGCCAGCAGGGATATCAAATCCAATAGCCACAATTAGCAATAACGAAGATGCATTGCTAATAGGATTCGGAGGAGACGGCAGGAAGACCCGTTTTGTCTTTAGTGGAAATGATCTTAATCCATTTAGTTTTTACTTTATCAATTCGGAAATGCCATCATCAGCGACATATTCAGCAGTGGCTTTTGATAGAGGTGTGATAGATATTGGACCTTATGGAATAGCTATAACGGATCAGCAATCATGCCAAAGAATAGATCTGGATATTCCAGATAGCGTTTTCCAGATTCAATCACCCAATCACGGTGTTGAAAGAGTAAATGCCATCAGAGATTTTTTTAGGGAATGGATTTATTTTTCTTATCCTGTAAATGATAGTCAATGGGTTTATCCGACACAAACCTTTCTTTTCAATTATCGTGATAATACATGGGCCATTCTCTATGAGAATTTTACAGCACATGGAAATTATCGTGCTTCAACGAAAAGAACATGGCAGACGCTGCCTTTTAAAACCTGGCAACAATGGAGAGAGCCTTGGAATGCAGGATCAAGCTCACAATTATTTCCCGATATTATAGCCGGGACCCCTCAAGGTTTCGTCTTAATTACTTCCCAGGGAACTGGAGAAGCCCAGTCCGGAACCATATCTGCAATAACAAATATGGGTGGACTTACTCAAATCACTTCATTTGATCATTGTGTTACAGATAAGAATATCAATACTGATACATCAGATTTTCTATATTTCAATGGGTTGATTGGCATTCTTAATTCCACGATTACAGGAATTACTCTTGGCGCTTCTACGATAATAACGACAACGAATACTTTTTCTACTGGTCAATTTGTGACACCAACAGGAATTATGGGAACTACTCAACTGAATAACAATTCTTATTTAGTCCTGGCAGCTACTGGAGCAAATGTTACTCTTGATGTGGATTCAACTTTATTCACTCCCTGGGCAGCAGGAGGCACTTTACAATTTTCTTTCAATGGATTAGTTGGAAAAGTACTTCAGATAATAGATGCTAATAACTTCATTGTAGACTTGTTATTTCCTCCAGGTACTTATGTTGGAGGGGGCACATTTGCAAGGTTATCTCAGCCTTTAATCCAGACCAAGCAATTCCCTTTTTATTGGGAAATAGGAAGAAAGATCAGGCTTTCAGTGCAGAAATATTTATTCGATGCAACGGCCAATTCACAGATCACCGTAGATATTTACTTAAGCCAGGACGGAGATAATGCATGGAATAATCAATTTAACAGTGGTGTTCCCAATGGTCTAATCTATTCTCAGACATTATTTACCTGTCCTGAAAGCACGAATATTGGATTAACTCCTGCTAATACAAATTTACAGATGCCTATAGCAGAGAGTCAGAAAGCGATATGGCATAGATTTAACACAAGCTTGATTGGCGATTCAGTGCAGATAGGATTTACTTTAAGTGATGCACAGATGAAAAATATCACCTATGCAACCTCAGAAATTGCATTACAGGGCATTGAGTTAACCGTCAATCCAGGACCACATTTAGCATGAATACTAATATTCAACGCGGCCCTTATTTACGTGATCAAAGAAAATTTCCTGTCGAAATCAAGCTATTGAGCCGCCAGGTTGATGAAGCCTATATAGATATAGCAGCGACCGTGAATGCGAGAACGATAGGAATATTTTCCGATAACTTCATGATGGTGACCGGAGAATCCTGGTATTTGCAAGGTCAACCTCAGAAACAACAGACATTGAGGGAAGTGTATCAGTTTAGCGATGCTCTTTTGGCGATACCAACAGGAATCAATTTCAATTCGATAACGAACTTTACGCGGATTTACGGTACTTTCTTTGATGGCACTTACTGGCAAGCTTTGCCTTATGTCGATGTGCTTCTTGTCACGAATCAAATTGGCGTGAAGGTTGATCCTGTAAGTGGTAATATAATAGTAACTAAAGGGGCATCAGCTCCAGCGATTCAGAATGGTTTGATTGTACTTGAATGGCTTTCACAATTTTAGGAGGAAATATGGCTTCATCAGATATGGGCATTTACGGATTTAAAAAATCATCCGGTAGCAAAAGAGGAAATTGGGAAGGGGATATCATGCCCGAAGGATATTCAATGGGTCAAATCCAGCAATATGATCCCCAACAAATGGAGTTATATGGAAATTCACATAAGCATTTGGGGTCTGATAGCTATCTTTCCAAATTGGCTGGCGGAGATCAGGGGATCTTTGATGAAATTGAAGCCCCAGCTTGGAGGGATTTGCAGGAAGCTCAAGGAGGTCTCGCCTCAAGATTTAGCGGAATGGGAATGGGTGGTAGAGGAAGTGCATTCCAGAACGCTGCAACCCAGCAATCCAGTGATTTTGCGATGAAGCTACAAGCACAAAGACATAATTTACGAAGCCAGGCTATAAAAGATCTTATGGGGTTGAGTAGTGATTTGCTTGATAAACGGCCTTATGAAAGATTTAGAGTTGAGGACCCTGAAGATGAAGGAGTCAACTGGACGGGAATAGCTGGCGGGGTATTAGGAGGGGTCGGAGGATTCTTTGCCACGGGAGGTAATCCAATGGGAGCATTTGCTGGAGCTAGCACGGGTTATAATATTGGATCAGGTTTTAGTGGTAGAAAAGGAAATGGACAGACTAATGACTATTCACCATTCATTAACCAGAACAAAGTCCAATCAGGTGGAATCTCAACAGGAAGTTCAGGCACAAGCACATATGGAGGGTAAATATGACAGATACTATTAAAGCAAAAAGAAAGCCATCAACTGCGCAGAGATTCAATGAAGTGATCAATCGTGGGATGGAAGAACTGGGAAATTATCGCCAGCAACAGGTTCAACAATTGCAGATGAATCAACGAAATAAAGCTCTCCAGCAATTAACTGGTCAGGATTTATCGGGTCTTTCAGATGATCAACAGAATCTTGCTGTTAAATATTCCATGGAAAATCAAAATCAGCGCATGAAATATGAAAATGATCAAAGACAAAAAGCTAATGAGCTTCAGGGTAAGCAAAAAGAAAAAGCGTTTGAACTTGAGGGAAAGAAAAAGGAAGCTTTAGCTCCATTTGAAGCAGGGTTGGAAACGATTGATCAAATGAGAAAGA